CCATTATTTATTTCACCACCTTATGTATTTTAAAAATTAAAACAAAAAAGTGACAACTTGCTTCCTCATAGAAAATCATACCATTTAGGCAAAATAAATCAAAGTTTAGATATACTTCCCAGTATTATTGATTCCTTCATCTACTTCACGTGTATATGTGTATGCAAATGAAAAGTCCCCGCTCATATATCCACCTTCATCAATAAATGGTTGAACTGGGTTTGCTGCCTCTAACTTAAAATACAGGAATTTAAATGGGCTTCCAGAAGCTCTCGCAGAGTCATTAATATCACGGGCAGATAACTCATATCTCCTAAATAGATCTGTAAGAAAGTTTGATATTGCCAATATCTTGGAGTTGTCTCTAGATACGATTTGTAGAACCATTGTTTCTTCAGATATCCACCATTGCACTCCATAATTTTTTTGAATAATGTCATAATTTATATATGTCTTGCCTGGAAGCAAATTATTAAATTCTGGAACTTGTTGAGAAGGAATAATTGGAACAAGAGGGTCTAAAAATCCATCAGCATAATAGTCTTGTGGATCTAAAAGATTAACAGCTTGTAGTTCTGCCCATATGGCATTTCTTACATCAAATGCTGCTACTTTTGAATAATCTACTGTCATTTAATTACACTCCCTACATCTATTTGGTTTGCAATGTTTGCTACCGCTGCTTGAACTTGTGCAATCCCGCTGCGACTTGAACTCAAAACATTTGATACATCATTAGCTATTCTCTCATACAATCCAGATGAATCCATAATTTCATTGCCATTTTGCGTATACCAATTCAACATATATTCAGCAAAAGCATTCTTTGTTTGAATACCGCCTGGATGAAGAATATTAATTTGTGTTCCAGGTTTTATAAAAGCTATTCCATTATTTCCCATAAAAGCTAAAACTCTTTTTGCATTAAAAGAAACTGGTGTGCCTGCTTCCATTACTTCTGCTTTATTTGCAAAAATGCTTCTTCTTGAAACAGATTTTCCTGTTACTCCAGGCATTAATAATTCTGGAGAAACTGGAACTGGTAATCTAGAAGGTAAAAAATTAGATGATATAACTAAACTACCATTAAGAATTGCTGCTCTTCTTAATTCAAACAATCTTGCATTTGATCTACCAATATTGCCCCACTCATAAACGTGATGCATTTTTTTTGGATTTACTCTTGCATAATTGTCAGCAGCAATCATAAATCTTTCTCCAGTAATTGAAAATACTGCTCTTGATATTTCATCTAGTACTTTGGGTTTAGTTAGCTCTTTAATTCCCGCCAAAACCCCATCTAGGTCTTTAACTAATGCTGCTGTGTCAACCTCAAGTTTGACTGTCATCTTGGACTTCGCTTCTTAGAAGTACTGCTTCGTAGTATCCTATTTTTCCAAAAGGGTCCATGACTGCGTGAGAAGCAGTAACTTCAAAAATTGTATCTGGTTGATCATACTTATCTATTTCAATAAAAATTGGCTGATTGTCGCTTGTTCTAATATTTTGAATACGCCAGCGCTTACTCATCAATTCAAATGCATACATTTTTAATTGCATTTTTTCATCATAATTAAGGTCTGCTGTATTTCCAAAAGATTTGTTATCTGATCGCATTGAAGCTCCACGCATTTTAACTGGATCTATTTTACATTGAATTGTTCTATTATATATCCATTCACGCTGAATAGCTCCTGTGCTTGGATTCTGTACATTTTGTTGAATATACACGTCTGCTTTCATATTGAATAAAGATGAAGTAAAAGATGCGGCTGTACGTGAACTAAACATTAAATTATAACAATATTTGCCTTGCGGTATTGATCAAGAATATTATCTACTGTAATATTTCCCGTACCATTAAAAGCACCTTTAGCCATTTCAAATGAAATTTCACTAAGGTTAACTTTTGACAAATACTTGTTCCTCCAGTTATAGTCATTTGACAAAATATCTTGTACTAATAGCATTGATGCTAGTTTGATATCTTCTGGAACATATTTATATCCAATTTGTCCCGCAAAACGATAAAGATATCCATCTCTAAATCTTCCTGGATAAAGAATAACTGGATCCATTTCATTATTCCATCCCATATCCCAGCCTGGGTACCACAATCTTAACTGATAACCTGTTGGACTAATTTCAACGCCAGAACCAAAAGTATTATAAACGGGGTCTTGAGTATAATCAGTAACTAAAATTTGATTTTCCCATATTTTATCTAATGTTATCATTTTTTCTGTTAACTCAATTGTATTAGCACCAATTCCGTAAACTTCTTGAAAACCATAATATGTATAAAATTTAATTCCAGTGTAGCCTTCAATTATTGTTCTTGCTACTTTTTCTGCACTAACAATAGATTTTGGATCCATATAATTAATTTCTGAAGGAATAGATCCAAAACCTAAAAAGTCTACTGTTTCTGATACTGTAGAATAAGGAGTTTCAACTCCATAGTATTCTGTTTGAGTTGTTGGTACATCATTTATAGCATATGACCAGCGCACCTCTAAAACTCTGTTTACATTGGTAATAGCTGGAGTTAGCAAAAATGAATATATGCCTGGGGGTGTCTCATCTACTGCTGTTAATGAATCAAAACCAGTAATAGGATTTAAATTATCATTAGCATCATAAATAGATAGCGTGGGGATAGCATCTGCTTGAAACAAAACACCATCATTATAGACTTCTAACTGAATTCTTACCTGACTATTAGTGTTGATTGTTTGCAATCAAAACACCCCCTATTTTAATTTATGAGTAGAATTCCTGGGCTTCTCTTGGAGTTGCAAGGCTAAATCCTTTATATGTATCAAAAAGAATCTGTGCTTCTGATTCTGCCATTGGTACAAATGGATGAGATGCTGTAAAGACATATGGTCCAGCTTGAAATGAATGGTTTGATTTATTCATCTTTACAAGTACTTTATTTTCTTTATTCACTGTTTTTGGCTCTCTCTTTTTCTTTTCAATCTCAGGTATTTCAATTTCTTCTTTTTTAACGTTATTAAACTTATCATACATTTGATAGCTAATACCTTCTTCTTCAAGAACAGCAATAAGTTCTTTCTTTGTTTTAGCTGTTGAAGCATCTACTGCAAATGAATCTGCAATTTTTCTTAGTTCTGTAATTTTTAAATCTGTAAACGACATTTGACTTCCTCTCGTCATTGTTAATTATACCAGAAAATGACCAAGGACGGGATTTGATTCCCGCCCTTAATCTTGCAACTAATTAATATTAGTATGTAGTTGTGTACGAACCAGAGTTTGATCCACCTGTAATGCCAGCTCCGTTAGAGCCTGCACCAAATGTAACTGCTGTATTTGCAGATCCTGCTACCTTGATATTTGTAACGAGAACGTGTGCATCGTAGTTTTCCATAACCGCACCGACACGAATGAATAGTGTGTATTCAATTGTATCTTTCTTTGGTTGGAATAGACGATAGACTGTTACGTCACGCTTAATACCAATGATAAAGTTCTGAGGAAATGTCAAATGTAGATCTCCGAAAAGACCACCAGTTGCGTCATAACCTGTATGCCATGCAGCCTTTCCAGTTGAATCAAGAGTTTCATCCATAAGAGGAACGTTGATTACTGGAATACCGAATGCAAATGGTGTTACAGAACCTGGACCACCATCGTTAGCAACAACATCACCACGAATGATACCTGAAGCGATATCAAATGGGTTAGCTGAGCCAGCTGATTGTGTTTGGTTGTATAGATAATCTTGTACCAAGTTAGATCCTGAGAAGAATCTTAGTTGATTACGACGTTGCTTGTACTTACGAGGCAAACGCTTGATTGCTTCGTTAAATACTGCTTTGTCAAGTCCAAATCCACCTGCATCAACAACGTGTGCGTTGTCGTATGCTAGTTGACGGAAACCTTTAAATGCTGAAAGCAAACCAGTGCCATCCGCACCGACACCATTGATTAGTACATCCTCAATGTCGTTACCAGCCTGGGTAGCCATCAAACGTGCAATATGATCCTCTAGATCTGGACCTTCAATATTATCTTCAAGAGATTCTGCTGAAAGCTCCCAGTCAAGACGGAGTTTGCGAGTTGTAAGAGAGACCTTGTGGAATTGTGCACCTTGTGCTGTAAACGTTGTAGAATTAGCATTTGTGTATGTTCCAGAAGCTCCAACGTAGTCACGTGGATTGTCTTCTTGTGCAACTGTCATGATACGTTGTCCAACTGCAACACGATCAATCTCGGTTGTGTTTGAACGCATGCGGATTGTACGAGCAGCCTTAGCTAGGATCGTAGCATCCCACATATAATCTAGGAAACGATTAGCCTGATCTGGATATAGGAGACCTGTACCAGAACGGGTAACGCCATCGCCTGAAAGATCAGACCCTGTTGTTCCAAGATTTGTTGTATCAATTACTTTTTGTAGAAGTTCATTACTCATTTATATTTCACCACCTTATTTTCTTTTATTATTATATGCTAGAAGCACTGAGGAAAGCACCTTGCCATATACTTTGCTTTGGTTTTGTTTGACCCAATGGAGCTTCCACCCCAATGGACTTCTGTACTGCGGTAGCTGATTCAAAGCCTTTTAGCTGATGATCAACATATTCAATTTTATCAAACATGTCAGTTACCGACTTATTTAGTGTTTCATACTTTGCAACGAGTTCTTCATTTGCCTTTTGAATATCCTCATATCCCTTTGACAAACGAGCCATTTCAGCTCTTGTTTCGTTAACAATGTTGTACATATCTTGAACTGTTGCTGCATGTGTAGCATAGTTCTTTTCAATAGACTCACCAAAGAAGGTCTTGAGGTCAGAGACCATCTTCGTCAAATCAAGTGCATCTTCAACTTCAGAAAGTGATACAGCCTTTTCAATGGTTGTATCTTCTGCGGTTGCCTCAACAGTTGAAACTTCTTCGGCTGGAGTCTCTACATCAATTGACTTTTCAATTGTTGCTACTGCTTCAACTGATTCAACTTCTGTAATTGTATCTTCTGCCATTTTGTTACCTCCTTGGTTGAGCGAAATATCATCACTCTTCTTAAGTCCGTTCTCAAACGTGACTTTTTGTTTTACCTTATTTTGATCAGGATAAAGATTAATTGAAGCATTGCTATCAATTACATTTCCTGCCAAACCTGGAGCTGCTGTCTCCGTTGCTTCGTGTGCTGATGTTGGTGCATCATCTTTCTTAAAATAAGAATCAATTACTTTTTCAATTGCTTCAAATTTTTCTGAATCAGATTGTTCTACCCAACCAATATTTTCCATTTGTGTATCGCATACAACACAATCTTTTGTTGTTGCAGTTGATGTTGATGCAACTTCATCATTTTTGCACCAAAATACATTTTCTAATGTGACATCTGCAACCATACCTTTTACAAAAGTACTTCCATCTACATTTTTTTCAATAGAAAAAAAGTTTGCAAGTTGGTTTGCTGGTGAATCTACCAATGAAAGTTCATGAAGGTCATAGTCATGAATTACCCGACGATCTTTACCAGAATTGTCGTCAGCCTTTTCCATTTTTGCATCATTGATGTTTCCACCAATTGAAAAACCTGAGTATGTGCCATCAAGAACTTTTTCCCAAGCATCTTGTGCACCCTTTGAAATATATGCAGTAACATAAATACCGCTATACTTTTTATTTGTTTCTGGATCAAAAAAATTATCTTCTTTAAATTTAACCATTTTGCCAACTGCTGATGGTCCGTGCATTTCACGGATATTTCCTCTAAATCTTTCAAAGGCTTTTTTGTTTGCTTCTGCAGTTACTATATCGCCATGACGATCAACATTGTCTAATGATGCAAAACCTGATACAGTTCTTTTTTCCTTATTAACCTTGGAAATTGGAAAAGCCAGGGCCATTGATGATTCGCTGTTTGACCAGTACGTTTTTTGAATGTCCATATGTAAATAAATAATATCAAGTTTTATAAATAACGCATAATTTAACTGATATTATTTCCTTCATTTTTAGGAATTATTCTAACATTTTGAAATTGTTGTTGTGTTTCTGGGGCCTTTATTTCCCCCGCCGTTGGGATTGAAAGTGGTGGGATTGCAGGTGGAATCTGATTACTCTTATCGTTAATATTATTCACATATGGGGTTTCAATATGTGATTGTGGCATGACATTTGGGGATGCAGTAGAGTTATGTGAGGCAAGGCCTCCTGTTATAAAGCCCATTACAGGGTATATAAGGCCCGCAATTGTTTTTTGAAATCCTGTTGCTGCCCACATTCCGTAAGAGCTTATAAGGGCTATTCCAAGTTGTTTTGCTTCGCCTACATTAAATTTAAAATGGTGTTTTATGCTCACAATGCTCCCTTTAAATTATCATAAACTATTTGTGGAACTGCTCCACCTTGTACAATAATTCCTAGCTTTTTATCAAAAACTTTTAATGCAGATTGAGTTTGAATATTCATTGTTCCAGTAGCGTATTTTAATTTTAATATACCTTTTTTAACTAGTG